TAGCGGCTTGATGAGCATGGTACATATCGTAGTACATGAAAGCCAGAATAGGCATTACGATAAAGAAAGTTAATAACACCGCCATGACAGTAATCAATAAAGTCCAAGGGATGTTTTCATCATCGCGCTTCTTGTCGTCAGCCACATTAGACCCACCGCCCATATAACTACGAACACCACTGCCGAGACCCATGCCACTTTTGACTTGATTTCCGCTATTCTTTTTTTGCGTCGCCATGATGCTATCTGAGCTAGCCTAAGTTCTTCCGCATGAGCTTCATCTTGCTCTTTGACGATACGCTGCCACATTTCTTCGAACTTGCTCCACAATGATCCTAGCTCTGGTGGAGCCTTGTAAACCATCGTTTCGCGTATCTCAGCTAACATCGCATCAAGCCGAGAAGTAATCAATATCCGCTTTAATGCTCTCCTACCTATTGATTCTTCACCCTTATAGACTTGTTTGGCTTCTAACTGCTCCTTGAGGAATAGCTTACTGATAGCGTCATAAGCATCCATCAATGCGCCTAACTGGTTGCCGATGTCCGTAAACACATCGTTAGGGTCAGCCTTGGCTATCTCCTGAACCCTCTGGACTTCAGCGACGTATTGCGCTTTCTGAGCCGGGGTTGGATTCCCACCTGTTACCTTGTCATACTGAACCTTCAGATCGTCTAATACGTCCTTGACTTCCCCGGCTGCGTTCTTAATATCCTTGTAAAGTTTGCAACCGGCTTTAACGGCACTGACCGCGGCATTAGCAGCAGCAAGTAGCGTTAGCGGGTCTATTTATTCCTCTGGATCAGGCTTATGATTCTTCTTAGCAATCTGTAAATGCTGGTGCTTAAACCAAGTACCAATTAACAAGCCTATAACACCGATTGCTAGACCACCAAGCGCAGCGAATTCATTAGCTGTAAGACCAAAAAAAACGGCAGTCGCAGAACCGCCGTAAGTCGCCGCAGTAGATGCTTTACCTATGTCAACCATTTCTAGCCTCAAGTTGTTCAATACGCTGGCTCATCTCTTTTACTGCGTTAATCAGAGCAAACGTGAGTTCTGAAGTATCTACAATCTTAAACCCATTGTTGTCAGTTTTTACACAATTAGCAAAGGCAGTACCTTCTAGTTCCTGAGCAATAATACCCACAAACTGCTGTGATGGGCTATCAGACTTCATGAACTCAGCGGTATAACGATAGTTCTTAGGCTCAACCTGCTTTAGTTCTGCTAGACCCTTACTATAAGCACTAATGTCCTGCTTGTAACGTGAGTCTGAGTAACTATTAAATGAGCCACCACCGACTTTTTGAACGTCAGAGATGCTAAATCCAGCCGATGACGATCCAACAAAGAATCTCATTGCTGAACCGATATACACTTCCATTACAGCACCCGTCCAGTAAATAGAATTACCTGTGGACGTAAAGTTATAGCCGTTAGGAGAAATGATGCCAGTTGAGAATGTCTTTTCTCCGGCAAAGGTCTGAGTGCCAGTATTAACAATGCCAGAAACAGTCGATGAGGCTGTAGGAAGCGCAGACGATGACCAAGAGCTACCGTTAGAAGTCAGGACGTTACCGCTAGAGCTAGGAGCTACTGAAGATACAGTAGACGTACCGTTACCCACCAATACCGCACCTGTGGATAGTGAAGTAGCACCAGTGCCGCCATTAGCAACTGCTAACGTACCGCTTAAAATGATCGTGCCTGACGTAGTTACAGGGCTACCAGTAACCGTTAAGCCTGTAGAACCACCAGACAATGCAACGCTAGTAACCGTACCAGTTCCGGGCGTAACACTTCCCCAAGCAACGCTAACACCGTCAGTCGTTAGGTATTTACCTGAGTTACTTGTCTGAGAAGGCATCAGAGCGTTAATCGCTGTCGATGCTGTAGTGTTTCCAGTACCGCCCTGAGCTATCGGCAAAGCGTTCGTTAGGGTTACAGTGCCACTAACAGACAAGTTACCGCCAACAGTAAAGTTATCCCCATCAGACCCTGCTTGCTGGTCTTTTAGCTGAGACATCAATTCACGAATCGCGTTATTGATGTTTGATGGCGCACAACCTTCAGCAATGTTAATCCCACCAATGTCAGTGTTATTAGCCGCTGTTGCGCTGTATTCGCTAATCTTGTTCTTTGCCATGATTTATTCCACCAATCCAAGTAATCCGGGAACAGCAAACGGAGACGCAGTTCTAGCCCTTTGCACAGCCTCAGTAAATGTCGCTGGTCTAGGCGCAAACATAGCTTTTTCACCTAAACGATAGTAAGGAGCAGTCATTAGGGCTGTCAATGCACCTGCCATCGGATCAACGTAACCAGCACCACCAGTTAGCAAAGCACCTGTCATCCCTCTAGTTGCTGTACCGCTATCAGGCACTTTCTGCCCAAGAATAGACGCAGCACGACTAGACAAGTCTTGCATAGGCGCAGCACCTCTAGCAAATGCACCCTTACGCTTAGATATATCAGCTTGACGTACAGCAGACTCCAACTGAGCAGGGCTAAATACGCCTTCCTCACCGCGAGTCTTAGCCATAGCTGTTTGGACTCGAACAAAGTCACGATAGGCAGAGTCAACTTTCCTTAAGTCACTTGCGTACTTAGGATTCTGGTTCCGCAGCGTATTCATGTAAAAACCTTCTAAATCTTTGAAGGCTTCACCTAATAGTTTCGTTGATCCAGTGCCAGCGCTATATGTTCCAGATAGCTTTGCTAAGTCTTGTTTAACAGCCTGAGCCTTCTGACCAGAAACAACGCCTGAAGCCCTAAAGTCAGCTTCTAAACCATTTACATAGGTTTGGAACTGCTGTTTGTCAGCCTCAGATAAATTGCCTTTTGCGTAACGATTCTTGATGGCATCAAATCCAGACTGAACTTTAGGAGTGAACCTAACCGCTAGATCAGGCACTACATCGTTATATTTGTCTTGAATGGACTTCTCTACAAACAGATAAGCATCACGACCAGTTAGCCCTTGTGGAACCTTCAACTTAGGGTTGAGATTGCTCAGAACCTTGTTATAAGCCGCAACGTTAAACTCGGAGAATTGACGCTCTCTAGCACCGCTCACGATACCGCCTACCAATGGCATACTCTCTGCGGCTTGTTCCATTTGTTGAATACGACCACCAAACGCAGAACCCGGAGTTAAAGATATACCTTGCTGACGTAATGCAGCAGCTTCAGGACGTACAGCAGGAGCCATTAAACGACCAGCACCGCTAAGAACCGCAGTTCCTCCACCACCTAGCAAAGCACCAGTTACAGTGCCTCCGGCGACATCTTCAGTAGCCTTACCAGCACCAGTAGCAGCACCCATACCAGTACCTAGCAGAACATCGCTAACGATCCCTGCACCGCGAGTTACTGGCTTTGTCATTACAGCAGCAGGAGTCAGCATACTTGCGCCAAACTCAGTACCACCGGCTCGTAAAGGCTGCTCCTGAGCAAATTGGGCTTGCTGTGCGCGTAACTGATCTCTAATCTTTTCGTACTCAGCACCGCTAATCTTGCCACTACGCAATGCAGCCTCTAGCTCATCAGCGAATCCAAAGGTAAGCCCTTGAGCAGCAGCCCTAGCAGTCTCAGCACCCGTTGAATAGGGAACAGGAGCAACTACAGACGGACTCGGAATAGCCGGAGTTCCTTGCTGTTTAGCAATTTCCTCAAGACCAGCAGTCGATACCTTGTCTATCTTCCCAGCCTTTAGGTACTCTAGGTCTTTGGTAGAGAGTTTGGACAAATCCATTATTTGCCCTTTCTACGATCTAACTCACGTTGAATTGCATCCATATCAAACGCCGGAGCATTCATATTGCTAGGCATTGTTGGAGCAGCACGACCAGATTTAATCATCGCAGATTCAAGCAAGCTCTGTAGACGATTCTGCTTATCTTTGATGGTTGCTGGCTTATCACCAAGCATCGGGAAATAAGATTTGCGGTAGTTTTCCAACTGCTCGCGAGTATATGCAGCACCAGTACCCAACGTAAGAGCAGCATCAAGAATCTCTAACTGAGCAGCCTCAACCTGTTGGCGAGACTCAGGATTAGCTAGGTTCTTTAAGTAGTCCGAGCCAGTTAAGAACTTGACAGCCTCAGCACTAAACTTAGGAGATGCAGCCGTAGGATTTGCGCCTACTACCGTCTGTAACTGATTTAGCGAATTAACAACGCGATTCGTTAGGAATCCAGCAGTACGCTCAGACTCGCTAGGCATATTGATACTAGTAGCACCTGCTTTGCGCTCCGCTATACGCATATCGTATAACTTATTCTCAAGTTGCATCAATTCAGCAGGATTCAACTCAGCAATGTCTCGACCTTCAAACATAGCCGCAGCTACACGTCGATCTTGGTTCGTGTAATCAGTCTTTTTAGCAACAAACTCAAGCGCACGTTTATTAAGGTCTTGCAAACCTTGTCTTAGTTCGTTACCAGTAATCCCACCTGTTACAGCGAGTTGCTGTAGCTTATCAACCTCGCCCTTGAACTGCGGAGGAACAGTATCCTTAATAGTTCCGAAATCAAAATCAAGTACAGATTGACGCGACATTTGCTTACTAATCGCATCAATTTGCTCTAGGTTTGATTTAATTCTGTCTTGAGCTAACTTTGTAGGAATACGAGATAAACGCTCATTTTCTGACAATAAAGCCTGTGTTCTTGCTGCTAATGGATCAACTTTAGGAGCCTGACCAGTTACCGTTACCTCTGGCAAAACATTTCCCTCAGGAGCCGCCTCAGTTATTTCCGTTTGTGGTGCAGCCATAGCAGCCGCAGGAGTAGGAGCAGTAGGCTCAGTAGGAGTCACTGAAGGAGAGATAGCCTCACGAATCGGAGCCATCTCAGCAAAGTATTTGATAGCCTCAGCAGGATTAGCCCGGATATACGCTTGCATCATTGGGTCGTTAGCTACTCTCGGATCAGCCAATAATTGATTGATCGCGTTCATTTGCGCTCTTGACTGCTGTAACTTCTGAACCTCTGCCAACTGACCGATACCAGCCTGATACGTCTGACCTGCACCTGAAAAGCCTTGAGCAGCAGCCGTTAAGATGTTCTGTAGCGCAGAACGAGGATAACCACCGCCACCCATTCCTTGAGCCAAAGCAGCACCAAAGCCTAGCAAACCAGCTAGGTTAGAGAGTTTCTCTAGTGAAGCCTGTTCCTGTGGACTCAACAACCCTTGATAAACGGTTGGAGTACCGCCAAAGATATTAGGAATGTAATCTTCTATTGCCATAGATCACCTATAACAGACTGATTTTAGGGATTGGCGACGAATATTGCATCGCTTGCTCGTCTGCTGGTCTGCCTCGTAGCAATCCGGGATTTGGAACCTGTTTCTGTCTAAATTCTTCTTCTGCTGCTTGACCTGCCAACTTTGTAGCAAACGGATTCTCTCGGCTAAATTCACCAAAAGACTTAGGAATCTTCTGCAATGTATCCATCAGACCTACGCTAGTAGCAGCAGGAGTCAAGCCGTAACCTGTCATTGCAGGTGGAGCTAAATTAGCAACGCCCGGAGCTAGTCCAGCAGATGCAGGAGCTAGACCCATACCAGAAAACGCCGTAGGAGCCGTTAACCCTGTAGCCGCACCCATTTTTAGACCTGTAGCAGCAGGAGCCAAGCCAGCACCAGCGTTAGCAGCAGCCGCAGCACCACCACCAGCAGCACCAAATACGCCACCACCAACGCCACCAAGCAATGCCCCTAGTAGCGGATTACCGCCCCTAGCCGCAGACAGACCGCCACCTAGCGCAGCACCTATCATCATTGGCGCACCCATTATTTACCCCCTGAAGTAGCTGTCTTAGTCTCCAATGGCGCACCATAGAAGATGTTAGTGGTACGACGCAGACGGTCTAGCGGAATATCCTGAGCCTTCAATCTACCCTCGATAGCTTGCTGTTCGTAAGACTCACGACCCTGACCAACCTGTAAGAGTTTCTGAATATCAGCGTAATCCTGAGCAGCCATTGATGGAGCTAATTGAGCAGCCTGAGCCTGTCTTGCCAAGTCCGCAGACGTAATATCAGAAGCCGCACTTAAAGCCCCTAGACGAGTCCTCATAGCCGCTTGCTCACCCGC